GCTGGACGTGACATGGCTCTTATCGATAAATAAGATCATTTATATCCAGGTGGTCTAGAACTAAAATGCTTGCTTGTCAAATAGCTAAGCAATAACGTTCCAGGTACACTAGGAGAACCAGTTGAACAATCAACACTCAAAGTACTATCAACCTCAACAACTTCAAGGCTAGAATCTTCACGGGCGTATTCATGTTCTAATCCTAAACCAAACTGGAAAAGTTTAGTAGGGACTTTCACATGATTACCTTGCTCGCAATGAAACGAACTTTTGAAAATTGCAGAAGCTTCATTAAAATTGAGGTTATACTTGTCAACATCGTCGATAAGTCGGTGATATAATTCCAAAGCTCTACTTTTAGAATTACTAAAATGGTCAAACACGCTCTGCGAAATGCGCGTTTGAGGAGCTTTAAAATTCCGTAGTGATTGGGAATCCCAACCACGTAACATATAACCTCGTGAACGCTTCCAAGTAGAAAAGAACTTTCCCATAAGAAATCGGGAACTTGGATTCGGACGAGATTTAAAATCAGTGCCTGCTGTTGCATAAGGATTAGAGACACCGTTATAATTAACACAGTGAACATGAGACAAAAGAGCTCCTAACATATTCACACGATCGAACTTCTCATAATTAGGAAGCTTACTTGCTTCCGGATCAACGTCATTCTCATCAACTTCGTAAGAGTACTTAGATACTTTCCTCATTACTTCGTCAACAATCTCAGGTTGATCAACCTTACAGAAGTTCGAGTAATCCTTATTAACTATCTTATACACGGCAACTTCCATCTGACGAAAAGAAATGTCAGGTTCCTCCCAGTAAGTCCAAGGAAGACCAAGACCACCCAATTCAGGTGGTAACCACCAAGAAATTCCTCGAGGTACTTCACGAAGAAGTTTACAAGAACGAATAAACTCAGTAACTAACATTTGCTTCTTACTTTCAGATTGTCCGCGGAGCCATTCCTTACACAGAGATCCACAAGCGGACCAATGTCGTGGTTCAGAACCACGTCCGGACTTTGACTTCAATAAACCAAAATTCAAATAACAACATTCAGAACCTTCACAATCGAAGATTCTAGAGTTGATCTGAAGAAACTTATCAGAATAATAAGTTTTTCCCACTGAACTTGCTGAGCCACTAACTTTCGCCCAATAATCCCAAGCTTCATTTTGACGTTCATTAAACAAATTAAGACAATCGTCTCCGTTTATCGAATGAGGCCTATTACAAAGTTTGATATCACTGAGTGACCAATCAGCCTCCCAAGCGAGAGAACAAATAGCATGGTTTATAGCACAAAGAATTGGAAAGGAAATAGGAGAGCCCATGCTCTGACCATTAGATTGCTCCAGAGTTACAGAACTAATCGGTATCCCATTATGATTGTAACCACCATAAAAAATATGGTGTCTTGTAAGGCAACGAATTCCATCATTTAAGATAGCATCCGAAAACTTCAAATTCATACAAATTCTTCTCCAAGCATATTCACTGAAACAACTACGAAAATTATCAGTAGCTGATTCATAATCACCAGAATGGAATTTCATTCCTTCAAGGTGTTTATAACGTGAAATAAATTCCTTTATATATGATTCAGTCAGCTCAAAATTAACTAAATAAGTTTGAGGACAACGCTTGAGGCAACCCCATAACGTTGATTGAACCTGAGATAAAAGAAAATACTCAGTAGGAGGACCTGCAAGAATAGGTCTAACTTTCATCGCTTCTCGAATAAACGCCACTTTACCGTGGCATTTACTCTCTTCGGAGCGACGAGAGGAACAATCAATAAGATTATCTAGGAACTTTTTGTCATCTAATTTAGAATGGATAACTCTTTCACCAATCCGAGGGTGATACTTAATTGCTTCTAAGCTAGCTCTTTCACCAATCTGATAGTGATGTTCACCATGATTGTAGAAATCTGAGCTATTATCGACACTACCAACTTGTTTTACATTCATTAAAACTTTGCCAGCAATACCCATATTTAACTTAGACGCCCCGAAACCAGCATTCAAACTCGGAAATTTAACGAATTTGAGATCTTTTTCTGATTTCTGCTTAGGGAAGATATAATCAATAGTACGTCTAAGCGCACCCATAAAAATATCATCATCCAAGCAACCTCTGAGATCACCAGGAACTTCACCATCACGAAAATCTCGTAAAGAGCGAATCTTTCCTGATTTAAAATCGGAAGTTAAGGACTTTTTATGTTTTTCCGTTGCACTTGAGATAAATTCACTGCTGACAGTCGGAGAACCCTTCTTAACCATTAGAAGAGTACCTGCCTTTGCAAGAGCGCTCCGGCGAGAACTTGGACCTCTTTGTAGCTTCACACGAATGCTACGGAGAAGAGATCTCAGGAATCGCCATAAGCGAGCTGGAAAGAACTTGGAGAGCTTCTTTCCCTCATGCAGAGGAGGAATCCGCTGTTCGACAGCAGTAGAGTACAAAGCAGCATACACAGCCTTAAGCTGTTGCTCTACTGCAGAGAACTCTTTCACCCAATGTTGTGCTAACTCAATATGATTAGCATAACTACAACGAAATTTCACGGATAAAACATGTAAAAAATGTTTCGCATGTTTTATTACCTTTCCCCTGACCGTTGTGTCAGTTATTGAATTGGAAAGGGGTGGAACTTCAACACCAGCCATGTCATGAACAAAGTGACAGTCTGAACTAAC